ACAATGGTCAAAACGCAGAGGCCTCTATTTCTGAAATCGGAAGCAATGGAGAGATAAAGAAAATACGAATTGATAATTTCGGTTTCAATTACAATTCAAATCCAAATATTACAAAGGTTGAATCTGTTTTTGGAACAGGTGGTGTTACTGGGATTACAACTACTATAGGATCTTTGTGTGAGTATCCAGGATACTATTCTTCTAATGATGGTCTTATCTCAACCAATAAAAGAGTTCAAGACAACAAGTTCTATCAAAACTTTTCTTACGTTGTTCGTACAGAAGCCACCATTGACAAGTATCGTGATGCGTTGTTGAAGATTGCTCACCCAGCAGGTTTTGGTTTCTTTGGTCAAGTTCGTTTTATTCGAAGTGTTTCGTCTGAAGTACCACACCATAATGTTGCCTTTGTAATACGAAACAAACTTATAGGCAACTTTGCACCATACACCAACAACACAAAAGACAATCTTCGTGATTGGTTTAGAACAAGCGTAGATGGTGCTACACAAGGCTACGATCCTGCAATTCACGGAAGAGCAATTACGACTGATTCTGGTGCAGTCAACGATCAATTCGGAACACCACTTACTGGCAACCCAATATCAGCAGAAATCTTTTTTGAAGAGTATGGTATCTCAACAGACCCACTGTCTGGTCCTGGTTACGGTTCGTTCTCAGATCCTTTCTACATCATCGAGACACACCCAAATGTTGAGTTAGATCAACAAGTTGTAAACGGTAGAGTTTCTTCTTCATTCAAGAATCAAGTCTACAACGAATCAAATCCAGACGGCACAACGGGTTGGAAAGAATTTCAAAGTGTCTATGGGCCGAGTGGTGTTGCAGGACTCTCAAACGGTTCTGATAATTGGTACAATGCCTTTACTGGCGACAACGCATTTGTTTCTCTGAAATATTTCAAAGGCGAGACAGAGATGAGAAAAATCTTTATTCGTTCGTTGCTTGAAGGAACAGGTAGAGTTCCAACGTTTGATTCTCGTAGATCTGATGGCTATTCTACGACATAAATACAATAGTTTGGAGAAAATAAATGGTAGTTTCAGATCCATTTCGACAGGGTTATAGACATTTCTTAAACGGTATTCATTACGACAAGTATCAATTCTTGTCAAATGAGTATTGGTTTTTAGGTATTGGTAAGTCAACACCTTGGCGTGATTCTTTTAACAACAACGTAGATAATTCTCCACCAACAAACACAGACTCAGTTCAATCAAAAATTGACTTTAGCAGAAACATGTTGGCTGCTAAAAGAATATTCCCTGGCGATATCTCGATGATCGTTCCGAGAATCAATTGGGAAGCAAATACAGTCTACACTCAGTTCGACGATCAGGTTGACCTTTTTGATGATGTGAACCCAGCAAACTTTTACGTTTTGGTTGAGAACAGAAGAGTTTACAAGTGCATCTTCAATAACAACGATTCGCAAAGTATAGTTGCCCCGACTCATACAGACGCAACAATTCGTGAGTTGTCTGATGGCTACAAGTGGAAATTTTTGTTCACTCTCACAGAGGACAACGAAGAAAACTTCTTGACAGATGACTTTATTCCTGTCGAGTATCTAAATGATCGACCGACAAATACTACGAAACTTCTACAATACAATGTTCAACAAGCATCTGTTGATGGTGCCATTGATCATGTTGAGATTGTTTCTGTTGGTGCTACTTTTGTCAATGGTATTCCTGCGGGTAGCGATAGCAACTTCTTCACCACAAATGTTACTGCTGATGTAGGCACAACAGGTATTATCAAATCAGAGTTGTCATCGATTGATGCTGCAAAGATTGTAGACTTCTCTGTGAAGATTGATTCTGGTCAAGGTTCTGGACAGCAAAGAAGAATTGTCTCTGCTACACAGGTTGATTCTTCTAGTGTTCAGATTACAGTTGATCGAACATTTGATGTTGGGCTCAGTTCTTCAAGTTCTAAGTTTTCTCTAGTACCCACTGTTGTTGTTCGTGGTGATGGATCGTCGAAGAGCAACACTCTCAACACGAAGAACCCTCATGCAGAGTTTAGTGTTCTTCTCACCTCATCGAAGAGAATTGATAAGATTCAAATTCTAGATGCTGGTCAAAACTACAACTATGCAAAACTTGAAGTTCTACCAAAAGACCCTGGTGCTGATTCTACCAATCAAAGTGCATCTCTTCGACCAATCATATCACCAAAGGGTGGTCATGGTTCTAACGTACCTGAAGAACTTGGTGCATCTAAAATCATTCTTTCAAAATCATTCATTTCATCTGAGTCTTCAAAACTTGATGTAAGCAATGAATTTAGACAGTTTGGTATCATTAGAAATCCAGAACTCAACAATCGAAGATTTACACTTTCACTTCTAAGCCCTACAATTGCAACAGACTTTACGGTTGGTGAAACTGCACAACAAGGATTTACTTCTGCTGCTGGTGTCACGGCATTCAGTCTCGTTCGAGGCACAGTGGCCTCTTTCTCGAAGAGTGCTGTTACTGGATGCTCTGAAGTTGTTGTTAATAGCATCTCAGCCCTTACTGCTGCAACTGCATCTGGTTATGGTTTGACATTCCAACCAAACGGCGTTCTCTTGGCAAACGATGGTGCAACAGCAACAATCATCGATGTTCGTGAAAACAAATTTGCAGGAACAGAAAAATCTGATCTTCTCATTCTAACACTTTTACCTACTGGTCTTTCTTCTGCATTTACAAAGACAAGTTTCATTACAGGTCATCATGTCTTTGGTGATGGCAATACACTAACAGCAGACTCATTTAGAGAGCCACTGTCGAGATCGTATGCTTCTGGTAAGATTGACAGTTGGGTTGTGGATCCTGGACTAAACACTGGCGATTTGAGACTGAAGAATGTTTCTGGCACATTCACCAAAGATGAAAATCTCAGTCAGTTCGATTTCGACTTCACAGACAAAATTCTGAACAAGGCAAGAATTCAAAAGATTTCAACAGGAACAGTTGATTCACAAGTTCTATATGATCAGAGAAGAGTGCTAAATATAACTGGCGATGGTTCTAATCTGACGATTAATTCTTTCGCCGCAGACGCTTCGTTGACATTTGCCGATCACACAGGAACAACATCGTCGATTGTAGCAGAAGCAGACATTGTTGAATATAACTTTACTGGCGGAACACTCACACTCACAAATCTCTTCAACAATCCAGTTGTAGACCACTTGTTCAAGTCATCAGACAGCACACCCATCGACGTTAAAGTTACAGGCGTCACGCACGAACAAGAGTTGAAAAACGTATCAAGGAATGTTGAATACATTCAAAACGTAAGACCAATCAGTAGAAACTTAGAGCAAACAGAAGATACAAGAATTATTCTTGGTTTCTAATCGGAGAAAAAAATGGCATATGACCCAAGCCTGTTTAATGTAAACCCCTACTACGATGACTTTGACGAAGACAAAAAGTTTCTTCGTGTATTGTTTCGTCCAGGTTTTGGTTTGCAAGCAAGAGAGTTGACACAAGTTCAAACAATTCTACAAACACAAGTTCAGAGATTTGGCGATCACATCTTTGAAAATGGCTCAAAGGTTGTTGGTTGTGAAGTTAGTGATCAAGACGTAAACTTTCTCCGTGTTTCGAACATCACAGGTACTTCTAGCATAACTTCCGCCTTTGAAGATGCTACTATCTTCAATCACACAGGGGCCACAGCACAAAAGGCTAAGGTCATCAAAGTTCTTGAAGCAACAACTTCTGACAACTTCAGCATTCTTTTTTACAAGGAACTAAATGGCAATACAGGAGCCCACGGTGCTGCTGGCTTTACAACAAACAATGTTTTGACTGCAACTGCTTCGAACGATAGCACACAAACAGTTCAGTTTACAATTACAGGCCACGTTGCATCTGGCCCAACTGTTACAGGAACATCAATCGGTACTGCAAAACTTGTTGGTACAAATCAAGGTATTCGTTATGTAGATGGTTACTTTGTCAAGACTGATCAACAACAAATACCTTTGTTCTTGAATGATACATCATCTGTTCGTGTCTTTGATGATCTCACAACAAAAGTTGGTTACAACATCAACAAAACAATTGTTTCAAGCACAGATGATTCATCACTGAATGATCCTGCAAATGGTTTCTTCAACTTCTCGGCACCAGGTGCAGATCGTTTCAAGATTGATCTGGATCTTTCGAATATTAGTTTTGATCCAAACAGTAGCGGAACAACAGGTCCAGAATCAAACTTTATTGAAATCTATCGTCTTGAAAATGATGTCGTAACAAAGAGAGAAAAGTACCCTGACTACTCTTTCATTCTTGATACGCTTGCAAGAAGAACTTATGACGAGTCTGGAAACTATTCGATTCGTGACTTTGATTTGAACATCACAGGTGGTGATCCAACATCTCTTACAGCAAGCCTCGGTTCGGGTAAAGCATACGTTCTTGGTTATGAGATTGAAACAATCTCACCAACAAATCTAAAACTGAACAAGGCTCAGTCAACTGCTGTTCTTGCGGATGACAGTCAGATTGAAACAAACATGGGCAATTATGCCGTTGTCACATTCCCGACTGGTGCAACTGTTACATCTTTCGGTGAATCATTCGATCTAGAAACTCATCCAACAGTTATTCTTGCAACAGGCAACGATCTATCCGTAGGAACTGCCAGCACAAGTGTTACCGGTGCAGCAGGATTTGCTAGAATTAGACAGATCGGTGTTGAAGACTCGTCTGCTGCACCACCTAAGTATAGAGCCTATCTGTACGATATTAAAATGAATTCTGGAGCCTACTCTGATGTTACACACATCTTTAGAGAAGGTGGTGGAGCAACTGCACCAATCTTCTCTCTAACTGGCTCGACAGGCAATCTTACAGCAACAGATCAAAACAATCTTATCTTTGAAGTTCCCAATGTTGAAGCGATGAAAAATGTCACCGACATGGAAATTCACTTTAAGAGAACAAGATACTTTACCAATCTTGTTGCTGGTGAAAAAACATTTACCAGAGGTGATTTTGGTATAAACAACTCTGGAACAAATGTTGTTTTTGCTGGGTCAAACACATACACAGCAATACCAAACAACACGGTTACTGTTGCCTTTGAACGAGATGGTGTCGTTCTCGATGGTCAAGCAAGAACACAAAACTCTTCTACAGAGGCTCAAATTGATCTGACCGATACAGGCATTACGTCTGCATATGTCACCGCAAATCTTAAGATTCAATCCACAACACCGATTAGAACAAAAACACTAACCACAAAAACACTAAGTAATCAGCGTCTAGAAGCAGGCACAACCGGTGCACAATTCCAATATTTTGATGGTGATGTTGATGTCTTTGATATCGTTTCGGTCACAGGTCAAACTGCTGCGGGTGTTGATTTCAGTGTCACGGACTTCTTTAATCTAGAAACAGGTCAAAGAGACAACATGTACGATTGGTCGAAGTATGTTCTTAAAGATCAACACAACGCATTGGGTCTGACTGCGATTGACATCACCTATCGTTTCTTTGAAAGAAGTGGCAATGAAGGTCCGTTTATTGTCAACTCTTACTCTGGTCTTTCAACAAGTGGCATTCCAGAATACACAAGCCCCAACACAGGCAAAACTGTTTCTCTTGCAAATGTTGTTGACTTTAGACCAGATCGTGACGGATCTACATTCTCGTTTGGTGATGGACCGACATCTTCTGGTATCACAGGAACTGCCGATGATGCACAGGCAATTATTCCAACAAGAGAAATTTCTACTTCTACTATTGAGGGTAGTTTCTATCTGCCAAGAATCGACAAGATTGTACTTTCAAAAGATCGAAACTTCAAAGTAGTAGAGGGTGTGCCTTCTATCAATCCTCAAGAACCATCAGATCTGCCTGATGCGATGACATTGTACACAGTTCAGTTGAACGCAGATACGAAAAATGGTTCTGATCTTGACATTGATAAGCAAGAAAACAGAAGATACACAATGCGTGATATCGGCGAGATTGAAAGAAGAGTTGAGAATTTAGAGTATCTTACAAGAGTTTCGTTCGAAGAACAAGATGCTCTCGGATCAATTGTTATCGGTCCCGATGGCACTGAACAGTTTAAGAATGGTGTTCTAGTTGACTCGTTCGAAGGTCACAGCATTGGTGATGTGACTAATCAATTCTACAAAGCAGCAATTGATTTTGATGAAGGTGAGTTGCGTCCTACATTCGAAAGTCGAAACGTAGAGTTTACCCCCGATCCAAACTACACTGCTGGTATCACAAACTCTGGTTCGTTGTTGACTCTGAATTACACAACAGAAAAATACATCAACCAAATTTTTGCAAACACCGACACACTTATTAATCCTCTTGCCAATATCAACTTTATTGGAACTATGGAACTTTCACCTTCGAGTGATATCTGGTACGACGAATCAAAGAGACCAGAAGTTATAACAAATCGTGAGGGTCAAAACGATGCCTGGTTAGCAACAACTGCGAGACTAGGTTTCGGAACAAGATATGACGACTGGGCTTCAACATGGTTCGGAAGAAACCCCTTCAAAAGAAAAAGACTGAGACCCAGACTTCTTTTCTCTGGTTTACTATCGAGAAAACAAATTGGTTCTCTGAGTTCGAAGAAAGCATTCAAGACCTTTAAGAGACTTAGAGGTAAGTATGCACCAGGAACAATCGTTGACATTATTCTTGGTAGAAGAATTGAGAAAGATGTTCTTCGCTTCATTCGACCCAAGACCATTACAATTGAAGTGAAGGGTATGAAACCAAACACGGTTGTCTTCCCATTCTTTGATAGCAAAAATGTTTCTGCTAACTGCACACCTGCCAGTGGCTCGCTAGGAGATCCTATTGTTACTGATGCTAACGGTGCCGTGTCTCTTACCTTTGCTATTCCTTCTGGTACTTTCAAGCAAGGCAAGTTGCTGTTCCGCTTGATCGATGACAGTTCAAATGTTTCAACCAATGCAACAACTGTTGCCGAAAAACTTTATGTTGTACAAGGCTATCTCAACAATCAAGAAGCAAACATTCTTTCCACAAGAGAAATTGACTTCCAAAGAGAGACAGTTAAAGACGAAAGAATTTTTGAAGATGCGAAGAGCAAAGACAGCACAAGACCTGGTTTGAACGATCCTCTATCGCAAGTCTTTAGCGTTTCGACTTACAGTTATCCATCTGGTCTGTTCTTAGACAGTGTTGATCTTTACTTCAGAGAGAAGGGAACAGAATTGCCTGTCACGGTTCAAATCAGACCGATGGTAAATGGTTTCCCAAGTCCATCAAAAGTTCTTCCTTTTGCAACATCTACTGTGAACGCTTCGTCAATTACAACAACCGCAACGGTGGATCCTGCTTCACCCACAAACTTCAAGTTTGATTCGCCTGTGTATCTATCGCCTGGTGATTACTGTATTGTTGTTCAAGCGAATGACACGAAACACAAACTGTGGGTCGGTGAAGAAGGTTCGTTCAGAATCAATACAACAAATCAAATCATCTCGAAGCAGCCATACGTTGGTGGTTTGTTCGAATCGCAAAACTCTAGTGCAAGAGAAGAAAACAAAATCAAGTCTCTCGCATTCAGATTGAACAAGTGTAAGTTTACAGGTCGAAGCGAGTCTGAAGGCAACAGACTGGTTACTCTACAGTCAAATACTCTAAACACAGACTATGGAACAACAACACTGCTTGGTCACAAGTATCATATCAACACATCAGAACTTGAGTTGCCATCAACCACTATTTCTTATCAACAGAAAACTAAGAAGACTGCTGGTGGTAGTTTTGAGACTCCTGAAAACACAGAAGTAAACGAAACAATTAAATTCTCAGATCGGTTGAAGAGAGAGGCTAATCCTTCTTCTGCAAATGAGATTCAAGTTTTGGCAACATTGTCTTCTGATAGTGACGATGTTTCTCCTGTAATTGATTTAGATCGTTTCAATATGATCTTTATTGAAAACGTAATTAATGCACAACAAGACAAAATTGATCTAGAAAAACTTGCCTCGCCTATTGGGGCTACATCAAGTGAACTTCCTCTTGTTCGATACATAACAAGACAAGTGAATCTTGAGCCTGGCTTCGAGTCTACTGATCTGAAAGTTGTTCTCGAACAACACAGACCAAACACAACATCAAACATTTTTGTTCTCGCAAAAGTTCTTGGTGATGACAGTAGCAATTTCGATGATCAGCCATTCATCAAGATGAACGCGGCGACTGCTCAAGCCTCAACGATTCAGGGCGAAGATGAGTTTATCAGTGTGGACTATACGTTGACTGCTGGAACAATTACTGGCAACAACTATCCGTTTGATAAGTTTGCTGTGAAAGTTGTCATGTATGACACAACAGATTCGACTGATGTTCCTAAAGTCAAGAATCTTTCTGCAATCGCGTTTGGAACGGTATCTTGAGTGTGCCTCCTAAAGTCGAAATTGAAGATAGCGATTACGTTCGTGATACAAAAAGCAAAGCGATACTTGCTACCAATCTTGACGAGAAGAAGAGATTTCTTTTGAGACAGAAAGAAAAGCAAAAAGTTTTAGCCATGGAACAAGATATAAATAACATCAAGAGCGATCTATCGGAAATAAAAGATTTGCTCGCAAAGTTGATTGAGAAATAAACATGCCAACATCTGATCTATTAAGTCCAGCACTAAGCAACCTACTGTTATCTGATACGTTCAACGAGTGGTTGAATCGTACCAACAGTACAATCGACTACCTAAGTCCGCTTAACCTTTATGATGTCAAGGCTGCAACTGCTTCTGGCATCACCGAGGGAAGACCAGCACCATACCCTCTTTCTACTGGTATCGTGACTCTTACCTTGAATCATAAGGGTGGTCAGCAAGGCATCTCTGCAAATAGCGACGGTCTACTTGGTCTTGATTTTAGAGGAATGAATGATCTAGGTGACGATATTGCTAATGATGATCTTGTGGCAGTTTTCGATGCAAACGCTGGTGTAACTAAAAAGGTTATTGCGTCTAAACTTCTTGCTCCTGAGATTTCAGGTAACCACACCTTTCAAAACAACGTCACGATTAGTGGCAATCTCACTGTCAACGGAACACAAACAACACTCAACTCACAAGATCTTCGCACAGAAGATGAACAAATTGAAATCGCTTTTCAAAATGAGGTTTCATTTCAACTCACAGCCGGACCATCAAATCTTACTGCTGGAACTCTGACCGTAGGACAGACAGCGTTTTATGCTGATGCCTTTGCAGATGCAAAAGTTAATACCGCAGAGGCCATTGGTTTTGTTAAGTCATACTCAATCTCAGTTGGTGATGGCGGCACTGCTGCAACTGCAAACGTTGTCATGCACGGCCCGTTTGCCACTGGTGGCCCATCTGAATTCCAAAACGGAGGTTTCCTAAACGTAAGTAATGTTGGTTCTGCGGCTGGTTTGACATACACAGTCAACAATACACCAGTTGGTGCGAGTGGTTTCCCAAGCGATGATGGCTACTTGAATCCTCCTGGTATCGTAATCAAAGGTTCTGATAGCGACAAGCAAATTCTTTGGTACAATAGCCCGAACTCATTCTTAGTAAACACCAACCTGGGTGTTACTGCTTCTGGTGCAATCAAGGGTGCAGTTTTTGACTCGAAAGAAACATCTCTTTACGGCACACTTGCGAACAACTTTATCTTTAAGTCAGACAAAGGCTCGAACACAGTATTTTCGATTGCTGAAAGCATGACAGGCAATGTTTTCAGTGCAACTCTTGGTACTGGAGGTTCAGACGGAACAGTAAACGAACTTACATTTAGTTTCGGTCTTTCTGGTCCAACAGGAGCAAAAGACGCTGCATCGTTTAGATTCTTAGGTGGCTCTGGTGCGAGTGGTCAGCAACTATCTAATATTCCAAATTCGATGTTTGCTGAAAACTTCAACGCAGATCAACTTGATGGTGCTCACGGATCTATTACTGCTGGTGCATATAAGATTCCCATTGCAGGTGCAAATGGTATCATTAATGAAGATTGGCTAGACAACTCAAATACACAAAGAACATTCACAGTTGTTGGTCATGGCCTTGCAGTTGGTGAAGCAGTTCGAATTCGTTCTGCAACAGGAGGTCTTACATCTGCAATTGCAACAACACCAGCAGAAGCAGAAGCAATTGGTATAGTTTCTGCAATCGACGGAAACGATGTTAGTGTTGTTCAATCTGGTTTCATTAGCGGTCTTGAGTCTAGTACAAAGATTCAATCGATAACAGGTGGAGAAGTCTTCTTCTTGTCAAGAACAATCACGGGCGGACTTACAACATCACCACCTTCATATGTTGAGGGTAGCAACCTTGTGCAGAAGCCAATGTTTATTGGTTTCGGCAATGGTTCTGGTTATGTTCTACCATATATCGGTCAACAGGTGCAACAAGCGACTGATGAGTTGTATCTGCAAGGTATAATTCCTGTCGGAACAATTTACCCATACACCGGTAGTGTTTTACCAAACACCGACTTTTTGTTCTGTAATGGTAATCTCAAGAAAAGAAATGACTTCCCCGATCTTGCCGATATCGTAGGTGACACATACAGCATCACAGATATTCTATTCACGAGAACAGATGCAGACAATGGTAGTATATCTCTTACAGGTGGCACAAGAGGTATTCTTACCTTTGCATCTGATAATGATCTTGGTAGACTGATTCTCAAAGACTCTGGTGGTGTCACCGCAGCGGTAGATGTTACACAAGTAAATGAGTCAACTAAAGTAATCACCTTTACAAGATCTTCTGGTACACTACCAACCTCGACTGGATCTGTGACCCTACAATCAAGTGCGAGTGACAATACAAACTTCTTCTTGCCCGACCTGAGAAACAGAAGTGCAATTGGTATTGGGCAGAATGATACTAACTCTCTAGTAAGAATTCTTGGTGAGCAAGGTGGTTCAGACAATAGTGGTTCTGACGGAACGCTCGATCCATTCCTTGCCACGAACTTTATCATTCGTGCAAAACCTGGTGTTCAGGCTCTAGTCTTTACAGGTCACAACCACGATGATCGTTATCCAACAATATTAGGCGGCTCAACAATTGCGACACCAAGTGTTGCAGGGGCAACTGCGTTTGGGGTGAAAGTAAATCGTTCTACTGGTGTTACTTTCCCGAACATTCAAATCGGCGGAGCAGGATCAAACGGTCCTCAAATCTATCACGAAGGTAATGGTGTTGTTGGTGCTGCTGGTGATTATTTGATCGGTGTTGGTATCAATGACAGTGCAGAACAAAACGCAGACTCGTTCATAGTCTACTCAGACAAGAACACCAACAATGCAAACCCATTTACAGACGGTCGTGAACTTCTTCATGTTGGAACAGATGGTAAACACTACTTTAGAAGTGATGGCGATGAGTCTGGTGTTGAAAAATACACACCAACAACTACAGGTCTTGAAGTTCTTGGTAACATCAAGGCAATCACTGGTCAATCAATCGGTGGTGACAAAACTACATCTCTTTCATCTGAGACAACAATCACACCAGACTTTGATACGGGTAACATTCAAACGTTTGAACTTGCAGAGTCAAAATCTTATACACTTGCAACACCAAGCAACATTCAACCAGGTGCTTATTACACACTTGTTTTTGTGCAGCCAAGTTCTAACCCATCAGCGATTACGAACATCAACTCGAACTATCTTTTCCCAAATGGAATTGAACCAACACTTACAAAGTCTGGTAATGCAATTGATATGATCAACATTGTTTGTGTTCCAACATCAAGCGGTAACAAACTTCTCTGCAACTTTAACACTGCACTTTCTTGAGGTAACACATGAGTAATATGTTTTCAACTCAGGCTTTTGAAGTTGATGCATTAGGTATTCCTAATGTTTACTTTATCTGTGGTAATAGACAAAATGCCACGCCGGTCGGCGGAAACGATCAAGTTCCAATTTCTGGTGTTTTTGATCTTTCAAACATTTATGGTCTAAAAGCAGACGGCACACCACTAGAGGGTGACGACGGTAGTTCAACCAATCCAAGTGGAGGTAATACGCTTAATCGGTTTATTAGTGTAAAGTTTTCTGATTCTTTTTATTATAATGGTGGTGTTTTCGGTTCTGGTGGTTACACAGGTGGGTCTGTAGGTCTTCGCAAACGAAATGGTCAAGCCGTTCTTGATCCTAGTTTAGGCAGCGGAATTAGCCCTGGTGATATTTCAAGTCCAACTGGAATAATTGGAAGCAATTTAATGGGTCTTAATTGTTGTCCTTGCGGTTTTGAATTTCTAAGTCGTAGAGCATGGGTGTCTGTGGGTGATCTTTTGGAATTTAGAAGCATAAAAGATAACGGAACATTTTTTACATGGGCTATTACCACTGAAAATGATGATACTGGTCCTGCACATCAAAGTGACTTTCAAGATAATGCAAATGATGATAACGTAATGGCACACGGCGAAGCATATGATGTTTGTAGAATGGAGCCTTACTCTAGTCGTTTCAGAGAAGTAAGCGGAGATGATTCTCAGATAAATGAACCAGTTGGTTTTATAACATTGACTAGAGGGCTTTCTGGTAATACAGATATTCTGACTAATACAGAGTTTTTTCTCGAAGTTAGCCTTCATCGATTTGGCTCTGCAACAGCGTCAACAACTTCAGAATTTGTTGGTATTGAAAGAAATGTTCCTGATGATTATAAAACAGCGAAACAACTAAAACAAACTACAATTGGTGTAACAGTTGCTCCATATGTAAACAGCGCCCAAGGACTTGCAAACCACTTGAATGGTCTTGACTTAGATGGTAATCCAATTCCAGATTTTGCTACTATTCAAACGGGTCTTGGTGGTGAGGGCAATGTTTTCTTTGGTGGATTCGAAGGTTCGGCCTGTGTTGATAGATCGGGAAATGTTTTTCTTGGTTGGACAACAAGCGGAAAACTAATAAAACTTGTAACTAATCAAGACACTACAGCAGGAGCGGGAGACACAGACGAGTTTACATCAGGAACTTTTTCTGTTATTAAACACAGTAAGTTGCTTCCTGGTAATGGTGGTTACAACGCAGACGGAACCGAAAAAACAGATAGAAATGGATTCCCTGTTGATCCTGATAACAACCTTATTGAACCTATATGCCCAGGTGCTATGATTTGCGATACAACAAATGCTTTTGGTGTCAAAGGCACAGACTCAAATGGTAATTCTTACTCACTTGATGATCGTGTTTTGTTTGCATTTGTTATGGACGCCGAACACAGTATCGTAGACCCCAACGGATCGGGTAGATTACCAGGTGCTACAGATCAAGATACTCGAAGAGGTTTATACATAATTATACTGAACGAAGATAAGACAAAGGTTGCTTTTGATCCAAACAATGAACAATTTGATTATCGGGCAATATACTTTTATCCTGCTAGAGAGTTTTTTAATGATGGGTTTGGAGAAACAGTTTGTTTTCCTACATTCTTGAATCTTGGTGCGATAAATGGATCCAACGAAGCAAATAGAATGAAAAATAGAGTAAGAACGTGCGGCGCCTCGATGAGGCCTTTACTTAGGGAAGAATAATGGCAAGTAAATTAAATTTGAATATAGAACAAGGGGCAACTTTTTCTTTGGGACTCGAACTCACGGATGACAATGGTGTTACTTTTGATCTCGGTGGTTATACAGGAAGATCACAGATGAGAAAAAGTCACTCGTCTTTAAACTTTGTTGAACTTGATC